GAGATCCTAACACTTGTTATAGCTCCTGCGATATGGACATTTCGTAACATGATGATTGAGGTAAAGCGTATAGATATACTTCTTAATAGAACGAGAGAGGACTATGCATCAAGAGCAGAACTAAAGGACGAGATGCAACATCTTATGGATGCACTACACAGAGTTGAAGATAAATTAGATAGAGTGTTGAGTAGGGATATTAAATAATGGCGATACCAATGAGAAAGTTTTTAGGATTTACTCCTGACCAAGCTAATATGTTATTACAGCAAAAAGGCTTTAAGCCTAACTCTCGTGAGGCGGCAGAATATTTAGCCGGCATGCATGATAGAGCCGAAGATATTTTAAATACAAAAAACCCTGTCAAGCCTGTGCAAAACTTCAGTGGAATAGTTTTTAATCCAAATACTGGAGAATACGAAATGACAAGTCAACTTGTTTTGCCACCACCAGGTTCTACAGAAGCAACTCAGATACCTCAGACACAACTCCAAAATCCCACAATTAATCCCTTTCCAACTACAGGGGTTAACCCAATCGTCTCCACAACACCCACGGCTAGAGAAAAAGCTAAAGATAATTTAAATTTAGCGCAAGCCAAACTTGCAGAGGAACAACAAAACTTATCAGGCTTACAACAACAACTGGCTAGTCTTGACCCTGATGATTCTTCCCTAGATAAAAAAAGAGAAGAGCTAGTCGATAAAATAGAAAACATTGGCACTAAGATCACTTCTGCTGAGGCTGCCGTAGCTTCTGCTTCTAGTGCTTTTGGTGTAGTAGCTACTCCTACGGCTGCAGAGGCAGTGGGAACGGCTGTTTCAACGCCTAGTGATGTTGTTACTCGTCAACCAGTAGATTTATTAAAAGTGTCAGACAAACAACTAATTGATGATACTAAAGACATAGGTGAGGTAGATGACCCTGATGATATCACGGTAAAAGAGGGTGTAACAGAGGATGCTACTGCTACAACTAAACCTACTATAACTAAAGCCGATACTGCAGAGGTTGCTCAAAAGATTAGAGATGAGACTTTAGAAGATACAGATTTAACACTAAGCGATAAAGCTAAGGCTGATGCTCAAGAGATAGAGCAAGAAGACTTGGCTATAAGAGACGTAAACGCTGCCACTACGGATAAAACAGTTCAAGTAGAATCTCCTGCAAAAAGAAAGCTAGAGCAAGGAGAACTTGTATCAGGAGCTGCTAATGCAGAACGGTCAGCACTGTTCTTAGAGGGCATTGAGGCAGCCACTGGTGCGCCCTCTAATGCTGCAACAGTTCAAGGACAGCTTACCAATCTCATGTCTGACTTTGAGGGTGGCACTCCTCCACCTTGGGCATCCGGTGCTATGCGTCAGGCTACAGCTATCATGGCACAAAGAGGTATGGCTGCAAGCTCTATGGCAGGTCAGGCTATCGTACAGGCTGCGATGGAGAGTGCGTTACCAATAGCAATGCAGGATGCTCAGACTGTCGCTAGGTTTGAAGAGCAGAACCTAAGTAACAGACAACAACGTGCAATGTTGGCGGCTCAACAAAGAGCGCAGTTCCTTGGCATGGAGTTTGACCAAGAGTTTCAGGCTAGAGTGCAGAACGCAGCCAAGATATCTGATATCGCTAACACAAACTTTTCTGCTGAAGTGCAGATAGCTCTAGAAAACTCTAGACTAGCTCAGACAACAAATCTTACAAATTTAGGTAACAAACAAGCTGTTGTCATGGCACAAGCTGCAGCTATTGCTGACGCTGACATGTCAAACTTAAACAACAGACAACAAGCTGCGATTAGAAATGCTGATGCTTTTTTACAGCAAGACATGAGAAACTTTGATGCAGATCAGCAAAATGATATGTTTAAAAATCAATCTATAATACAAGGATTGTTTACAGATATAGCAGCGGAAAACGCGGCTTCACAATTTAACGCTTCTAGTCAAAATCAAACAGATCAGTTTTTTGCAAAGCTAGAAACACAAGTTTCTGAGTTTAATGCGGCTCAAGAAAATGCTATGTCTCAGTACAATGCAGGAGAAGAGAACGCACTAGAAAAGTTCCAAGCCTCTATAAAGAATCAAAGAGATATGTTTAACGCTCAGAATCAGCTTGTTATAGCACAGGCTAATGCTCAGTGGCGACAACAGTTGGCTACAATAAATAACGCTGCCCAAAACGAGGCTAATAGACAAGACGCACTACAAGCTAATGCACTAACACAAAAAGGTCTTGACGAGATTTGGCAAAGAGAACGAGATATAATGGCATACGCTTTTACTTCTGCTGAAAATGCAGAGAACAGAAGGGTTGCTCTGATGCAAGAGAATTTAAATTCAGACGCTATAAAAGACTCAGCCTTTTCTACAGCGTTGGGAGCTTTTGCAGGTGCTATTGTAAACGGTATATTTAATGTAGGGTAGGTTATAGAATGGATTATTTAAACTCTTTAAAACAACTAACCGAAAACTTTTTAGCTGATTACTTTGATAAGGACAAAGAAGAGGACAAGAGTGTCAAGGAGTCTCTTGGCATAGGGGCAAAACAAACTAATGCACCTACAGCAGAATTTCAAGTAGAGCAGTTAGCTGACAATAAAAATGTTGAAGGTACATCAAAGGTTGTTGCAAAAGCTCTAGCAACAGCGTATGACAATGATGATGGTGAATACGAAACAGAGGAGTACGACTATCAGATACAATCTGGTGATACGCTAACACAGATAGCACGAAGAGCTAACATGACTATTAAACAGTTGCTCAAACTAAACGAGGACAACCCTGCTATAAAAACTAAAGATCTTATATATGCAGGAGGCAACATAAAGCTAAGTCGTCCTGTAAAAACAAAAGAAGATATAATAAACTTTGATACAAAACCACCGGCTATTCTTACTAAAGAAAGTAACGTGGATAGAATATTGTATGAGATGTCTCAAAAATACAACTTGCCGTTTGAGTTAGTAAAGGCTGTTGGCATAAAAGAGAGTGGTTTAAATCCTTTTACCTCAGCAGGAGATGCAGGAACAGCATTAGGTCTTATGCAGGTTAGGGGACTAGCACTAAAAGATGTTAATCAGGAGTATGGTCTAAATATAACAAGGGAGCAACAGAACCCTAAGTCTAAAGAGTACGACATAAGAAAATCTATTGAGTCTGGTGTTGCTTATCTAGCATTACAAAGAGATAGATACGGTGCTGAACCCACAGATTACTACAGAATGTTAGCACAGTACAACGGTGGTCCTACAGGACTAAAGAAAGCACAGGCAAAGAAGTATGCTGAAAGTGTTCTAAACACTATGAAGACTGTCAAGCCTTTTGACTTTGATGCTGATACAATAACAACAGACAGAACTCCTCCAAATGAAAAGGACTCTTTTGCTGTAGAAATGGATAACCTATCCAATGAGGTTGAGGCTTCTGGTGTAGCCGGTGTTGACTTCAAATTGCTAAAGTCTGCAACAGACTATGTAAAAGGTGTTAGTCTTGATAACTTGGTCGTGAGTAAGGCAGATGCTATGTTTGTAAATCCTGCTGATGTGGAAGCATTAAAACTTACAGATACAACAAAGAATGAAATACAAAGCACCATAAAAGAAATAGACGAAATAGAACAAAAGAACCTAAGCTCTATGGAAACAAAACTACAGCTAAGAGAGAAGCTAGATAATTTAAAGACGGCTATAGAAAATATGTCCACTAACTTAGGTGAGGTAAAAGATCAAACTTTACAGGCTATGGGTAGTGGGGGATCTGCTCAGAGTGGTATGCTTGGTTTAGGTGGAGAGTTTAGACCTAATGTTGATTTAAGTTTTTTAAACCCTTTTAAGAAAGACGACAATGTTGAGGAAAAAACTGTAGACGAAAAAGTAGGTAGAGAAGTGGATGTAGACAAAGCTGTTGCAGCAGGTTTTCCTCTAAGCGTTGGAAACTTGTTAAATAGATATGAAGACTCTGGTGAAAAAGATGAGGTGTCTAATGCTTTTTTTAACGAGATAAAAGGAAAAGTAGTTCAAGGTATAGCTGATGCAAGCAGAAAGACTACGTATAAACTTTTACCCTCTAACTTTGCAAACCTTTTTAGTGATGTCGTATTAAAAAATATGATGGGTCTGCCTGTTCAAACAAGCTATGTGACTGAAAAAGATTTTAGTGCAAGCGAGTTTGATACGGTTAAAAATGCTGCTGTGACAGCACTTAATAAAGGAAAGATGAATATAGACTACGAGGATTACGGAACAAACAGTAGAGGTGTAAAAGCATCTCAATTAGTGGGATCAGATAATAGTGGTGTCTATGAAGGAGCAACAGGATATGCAAAATTTATAAAAGATTTATTTGCTGACCCTACAACAATAATGACGTACACCTTAGGAGGAGCGTCTATACGCATAGACGAGAATGACAATGTTATTGTTACAGATCAATATGACGCAGAAAAGTTTAAGTATGGTTCAGCAAATCCTGGTTTGTATGGAAAAGCTAGAGACTTTTTACAGAAATATCTAACACTAGAAGACCCTAACATAAAAGGAGAAAATCCAAACGCTATACGTTTTGAGATAAACCTTGGTAAAAAAGAAGATCTACTAAAGACAAAAGGATTGATGGAGAAATCATAGATGATACAAGAACCAACTTTTACTACAGCTATTCCTGGTCAGTCACTAACTGGTGAGCCAAAGCAATACGCTTGGGAGCGTCCACCAGAGTACGACACTCCGGAAGATGCACTAAAGTTCTATTTGCCAAAGATAACAGAGGACGAAACTGTTGATGATATAATGTTGGCTTTAGAAAACGACTTTCCTTTGTCCACTCTGGTAAGAGGTATATACATGAATGGTGTGATGGAAGGCTTACATAGCATTGATGTTGGGCTACTAATAGCTCCTGTTCTACATGAAGTGATAAAGAGTACAGCAAAAACATATGGTGTAGAGTTCAGAGAGATGCCTGTGACAGACGAACAAAGATTGCAGGGTAAAGAGAAACAAAGATTGGCTAGTTCTGTTAAAAGATTTTTGGAGAAGGTTGACGAAAAAGATCAAGGCACAGAGTTTGTGGTATCAGCTATGGAAGCCACAGAGCAAGAGCCACCACAAGAAGCACCACAAGAGATGCCTGAGCAACAGCCTCAAGCAGGTGGTGGGTTAATGTCAAGGAGTATGTAATGGGTTTTGATGGTCAAGCGTTTGCTACAGCGTTCTTAAACTCTCTTACTGGAGGTATACAGGAGAGACAAAAGAAAGCGCAAGAGTTTGGTGAGAGAGAAAGAGAACGAGCCAAGCGTAGCATGAAGGTATACAAAGAGAGAAAGATGAAGATGAAGGCAGCTCAAGGGTATGCCTCAGCCATACGAAAAGCTTTAGGATCAGATCAACCAGACTTCAACGCTGACGAGGCTAATAGAGCTATTATGTTCTATGCTAAGGATGGATTACCTGCATTACAATCCTTGTATGGTATAATACAAAAGCAACAGCTAAAAACATTAGATAATCCTAACGTAGAGTTTGGTCCTGCTGAGGTGAAAGCTTTGATGGACATACCAGAGCAGTTTAAAACTGGTGACGTAAAGATGGAGGACTTCTGGAAGCAGACTTTTAATCTGGCACAAGAGCATGACAGTGTGCAGAAACCAGATAGCACAGAGGCTAACATGGGTAATCTGTTCATGGGAGCTATGGGTATCAACGCTAAAGAGAGAATGAAAAGAAAGCTTGAAACAGAAAAGTATCTTGGTAATATAAGTGTGGCTGAACTAAACAGGATGGCAGAGGACGATGACTACAGAAACATCTTTGGTGAGGGTACATTCCAAGTCGCTACTCCTTCAATAGCTTCTCTACCAAAAGTTCTTTCTGAGCCAACAGTTAGACAAGTAACAAGTCAATACTTTAATCTTAGTGAGTCATATAAGAAGAAAGCGTATCACAAAGATTTTATAAATACATTAAACCTAAGTCCAGGAGATGCAGGAGATCAACAAAGAGTATTGGTGCAGTCACAACTAAATAATGGTTCTGGAAAATTTTACAAGAGATTTATTGAGTGGGCTGAGGGCATGGCAAAAGATAAGATAACCAATATGTACTACTCAGAGGGTATACCAGACTACGTGAAGAATCAACTCCCTTTCTTGAAAGACGCTAAACCTGAAGAGGTCAGTGCAGAGAAAGAAGCAGAGGAAGTAACAAAGGTTGCTGATAGTGCAGTGCAAGCAACTAACGTGTTAGAGACAGAGTTTGGTGAGCCTATTGAGTTAACAAAAGAAGAAGACATAGCCTCAGACAACGAGTTCGTTTATTTCTACAGTAAAGATGTTGATAAGGGAAGAGGAACAACAGCCTCTAAAAGATTACTAAGAGTAAAAGCTTCTCAGGCACATCTCATAAACGATTTTGTAAAAAAGAAAGGTTTCAGAGATGTTATGATATCTACAACTATAGATCCCTTAGAGGAGCATATGGGCAAGATTCATAACAAAACTACACAAGAAATGCTCAAAGCAGGTAAAGGATATAATATTCAAGATATAGATTTATCTAAAGAGTTTACGCAAGACAATGCACCTTCAAACTATGACGCTACCTTTGATGGAGGAGAGTTTGTTGGTGTAACAGTTAAAAATAATCAGATAATACCTGTTTACAAAAAAGGAGATAAAACATTTAATATAGCTCCTACAATAGATCCTGCTGCTTTTGAAAAGCTAAGACGTTTTATAAGGCAAAACGAAGGAAAGGTTGGTGGAGAGGAAAGGATTGCACAAGCGTTGCAAGAGTTTAAAGATAAGTTTGGTAGAAATCCTACTGAACAAGAGCTTAAAATAGATACGAGGTAGAAGATGGGAATGTTTGATGAGTTCGAGACTACGTATCAACCACCTAGAGCTAAACTAGATCTCACAACTAGAGCCGGTAACAATAGTGAG